TTTGTATCATCTTTATATAAATAGAAACTTCTCAGTTTTCTATAAGATACATAAAAAACAAATTAATATGTAGTCGAAGAGAGATTTTTTGTTCTTATTTTTATATCTATATTAGGAAATCTAATTTGAAATATCTGATTTGACTTCATATAGATAGTGCTATCTGACTGACGAATTTCCTTAGTTACATCACTAATATATGATTGAGCTGTCTGTGATGATGAGTAACTTCCACCTATTTTATTAAATACTCTTATATCCACCACATTCACAACTCCCGCGACATTACCGATTTCTCTTTTTAAATCACCAACAAATAATGGATCTCCCATTTTTCTTTTTGTGGGTGAAAAAAATGTTGTTGTTTGGTCAATAACAGATTTTATAATATCAGTTGAATTTTCATTCTTATTTACAACTAAATCGATTTCTAATCCCATATCTATTACTTCACCGCTTTGTATATCCAAATAATCGTTTAACATCCTGTAATTAGCTAGATAATTTAATACATTATTTTTTAATGTATTTGAAACTATATCGATCAAGTTACCATTTTCATCATATGATAATAACTTAATTCTAACCTTATTATCTTCTTCCATTACACTAACCTTTGCTGGCGCCCCAAAGGTAGATGGCATAGTTTCAATCATAGATTTATAGTCATTTAATGTTACCGCTCTATTTTGTGCGGCAAAATTATATGCTACCATATTTCTTATTTCCTCAATTGTTGGAGCATCTGCGCCACCGATTGCTGGTGTAACATTAATTACTCTCATTGATTGACTCACTTGATTATTTATTGACGCATTTGGCCCATTTACCATATAATCATATGAATCCATAGTCGTTATTACACTAATACCAATATTTGTATTTTTACCCCCACCAATTCTATATTTAATGAATAATGTTGTGTTGGATTTTGGTATATCACCTAATGATGTATTATTTAAGAATGTGGCAAGGTTTACCTGCATTGATCCGCTCATATAATTATCCAAATTATCCAATGGATCAACATTACCTGATCCAAAAGTTAACATATAGTAGCCTTCGGGTAAATATTCCGCACAAAATTTACTGGTTACTTTAACATAATCTCCAGCTTTAAAATTTTCATTATCGGATGCTGCCGTAGAATTTTCTATAAAAACTTTATCTTCGATTAAAGATTTAACTTCATACCATTTATTTGGTGATGATATAAATTCATCTGATGTTGGATTTCCACCAAAGCTCGTACCGTCTTTATGTATAACTGACATAATACCTAAAACATTTTTTTCTGGAAGATATATCTTCAAAAATGGTTTTTGATCTACATCTGTAATAACCTTTCTATATATTCTCGTTATACCATTAATAACAGGTTCTCTTTTTGTTATCGTATATGATACTAATTTTTTATTAGTATTAAAGTTTGGTATTTTTAATCTATTGGATTCTCCCCTATTATTAAAAGGACTTGAAAAATCCACATCATCAACAATTTCAAATACTTGTCCACCACCAGAAACTTGAGATCCTGCCTTTAATATTCCTTCATATCTTTCATCATCTTTATCTCCATTAACTGGAACATTTATACTAAAATCACATAACGCCACGGATGGCCTCAGTCCTGGTAATTTAAGCCCGTATGTTTTAGCGATATGAAATAATGATTGTCTTTGTTGAGCAAAATCCAACATTGTTTCTTGCCATACTCTATCAATATGAAAGTGTAAATTATCCGCTACCGCAGCATTTAGGTCTAACAATACCGAATAAATTGAAGCATCGTTAAAATTAGAGATTAAATCGGGGTAGTATTGTTGTGTTAACTTTACCAAGTCGTCTCTAAGACTTGCAAAATCCCTTGTTGCGTATGATATTCCTTTACTATTTGCCATTTTAAATGTTTATTATTATAAAATCTGATGTGGAAAATGTTCCATTATTAACAGTATAATCTATTTTTACCCTTGCTGTATATGGTTTAGCCGAATCATCGGCAACCCTAAATAATCTGGCGTCCTCATCTTCTGCGGGCATAGGGGGTGTTTCGGGATCATCTTCTGCTGACATAATTTTTATTGAGTTCACATCTAAATTAGGAATATACTTTCGTATTCCCTCTCTTATTTCATCCTCTATAAGATTAAATGCTATTACATCATTTTGATCGAAAATATATTCATATAATCTAGTACCAAAATCAGGTAAAAAATATCTACTACCTTTTCTTGTTAATAGTAAGTGTATAAGATCCGCTCTTACCTCCCTCTCAGGAGTAGATGTCATTCTTACATAATTTCCAATCGCACTATCCCTAAATGGATAATCTATACCGTATGTTGCCATTAATTTCCTCCATTATATTCTCTATCTCGACGATCTGTAATAGGACCGATAACATTATCCGTATATTTTTTCAAACTTAATTTTTTATTATAAATGTCAATTAAATTATTAGTATATATGTGAAATTTATTTTTATCTTTAATTATTGATTTATTAGCTGGCGTTATATTAGCATATCCGTAATCTTTAATTGGATTAATCTCTCCGCCTCCTCGTTTAGCGTAATTGAATCCAAACATCCTATCGCGTCCAAAATCGTCTGTTGGTTTTACGAGAAAATCTTTTATCATAAACTGAAGAACTGGCTCATCAATCATATCCTGCGCTAGATCACCTTTATGGATTTGTAAGTGATCAAACATTAATAGCTCGTGTATTTGATCCGTCTTCTCCCTGTCATAATGATGTATCTCCTTTTTTGTGCGTTCTACCGTCTCAGGTTCGGGTTCTGATATTTCTGTTGAATCATTTGCAGAGGATGCGTTTGGTCCTAAAGTCAAATCCTCTTCAAAATCTGGTGGTTCAATTAACTCACCATTCTCATCATACTGCGGATCAATCTCATCCTCATCATCTTCCATATTTTTCTCATAGTACTCGGGATCATATAGATAGTCGTCATTATCGTCGGCGAATAACTCGTTTAGTTTTTTTATCCTATTGATTTCTTCGTTTAATGTTCTTTTTTTCATAAAATGATACCATATTTCATAAATATAGTGAAATAAAAAAATCGCAATGAGTAGCGTCATTGCGATTAAATATCAGAAATTAAGTTTGAAAACTATTTGTTATGTTCCACAATTAATTTACATATATTGATAAATTCTTCTGAACTAAATGTGTTTTTCATTAAATTAATGGGTTTATATACCCAAACAACATTGCCTTCGGTGTATCCTTTATCTGAATCAATTCTATCTAACGATGCGTTACCTTTATCATATGTTCCATTAGTTCTTGAGTATGTACCAACAATATTTTTATTATTGGAGGATGTTTGAAAAGATATAATTGTGGATTGTCTTAGGAGCATTTTGAACTTCCACAATCCTTACACATAAGACAGGATTCACTATATTCTAAATTCTCGCTTCCACATTCAGTACATTTACCCTTACCTTTCTGCCCGTCCTTTATATATTTTTTAATTACTCGAACCACACCGTTCTTCCATGTATTAATATGATCTTCCCTGAAATTCAACGATTCAACCAATTGATGTACATAAACCATTGGCATTTTATGTCTTAATACTCCTGATACTAACTTAGCGTAATTCCAGAATTCGGGATTAAATGCTTGATTTATCCCTTTATGTACTTGTTTTAGTCCATCACTATCAATATATTCGATGTCATATCTTTTAATTTTTATTTTAATTGGTAAACCATTTTCATTTATTGAATCGGTTTCTATTATGTTTTTAACGACTTCACATTCTTTTATAGTTGGTGATAATGTAATCATCCCATTTTGAATTTCTCCTGTGAAGATTTCATATGGCCTACCATCTTTCAATCCGACTACGGCGATCCATTTCTCTAAATTATTTTGAAAACGATGAATATCAGCCTTTAATCTTTTTGACCTCTTGGCAACATGAATCTCCTCTGGCTCTTTTTTCTCCGTGTTAGTCACCAGGACACCGCTACGACTACCATCTCTATAAACGGTTATTCCCTTACATCCCGACCTCCAACCTGTCTCATAGACCTTAGAAACGAGTTCCTCGGTCGCGTCTGCTGGTAAGTTTATGGTGCAACTTATACCGTGATCGACATGACGATTAATCTTACCCTGCATTTCAACTTTTTTAACCCAATCTACATCATTAGCGGTTGCTTTATAATATGGTGATTTTTTTATAATATCTTCGAGATCATTGTCTTTTAATAATCTCACCGCGTTAACATCATACCCATTAACTTCAAGCCACATCTCAAATTTATGATGAAATACAGGGTATTCCTGCCACGAAATTCCTTCTGGGTCTATAAAATCAACTCGAGCATCTTTTTCCTGCGGATTAATTTTTCTTCTTCTTTTATAATATGTGGCAAAACAACACTCTATTCCTGAACTTGTTTGTGTCATAAGACTCGCTGTTCCTGTGGGGGCTATTGTAAGTAGAGCAATATTTCTACGACCAAACTCAATCATTTCATTATATAAAAAGGGATCTTCATCTTTAATTCGGAGAATAAATGGATTATTTTCCTCTCGTTTCGAATCATATATTGGAAACGGTCCTCGTTCTTTGGCTAATTGAACTGATGAATAATACGCTCCTAATTTAAGAGTTTCATGAATTTTAACACTAAAATCTGTCGCTTCATCTGTGCCATATCTATATCCGAGTGCTGCTAACATATCACCCTCACTTGTAACACCAAGACCTGTTCTTCGTCCATTAATTGTTTTTTCTTTAATTCGTATCCAAAGTTCTCTTTCGACTCTTTTTAAATAATCTTCTTCTGGATCTGATTCTATTTTCTTTAATATTGCATCAATTTTTTCCGCCTCCAAATCAATAATATCGTCCATATATTTTTGAGCCATCCTGACATCTTTTATAAACATATCCCAATCAAATTCAGCGTGATCGGTAAAGGGATCGATAACATATCCAAATAGATTTAAACATAATAGACGACAGCTATCGTCCACACACAGAGGGATTTCAGCACATGGGTTAGTGCTTACTGTTTTATACCCCAAATCAGCATAACAATCAGGAATACTCTCACGAATAACCTGATCCCAAAAAAGAACTCCTGGCTCAGCTGATTTCCACGCATTATGAATAATTTTCTTCCAAAGTTTTTGTGCATCAATTGATTTTTTAAATTTAGCATGATCTCTTGGAACATCTACTGGGTATTGTTGGGTGTATTGTTCATCTAACAATGCTGACATCATAAAATCATCATGGACTTTAACCGATACATTTGCTCCAGTTACTTTTCCATCGGTCATTTTAGCGTCAATAAACGCCTCTGAATCAGGATGCCGTATGGATATACTTTCCATTAACGCTCCTCTTCTACCGTCTTGAGCGACTTCATTCGTACTACGGGAAAATCTCTCCATAAATGGAACCACTCCCGTCGATGTGATCGCACTATTCTTTACGGGACTTCCCTTTGGTCGAACAAACGAAACATCCAGACCGACTCCGCCACGCCTTTTTTCCAATTGTACCAACTCTTGATCGAGTTTCATTATTCCACCGTAACTGTCAGATTCACCGTCATTTCCAATAACAAAACAATTAGATAATGAAACCACCTGAAAGTTATTACCGATTCCCGACATTGGAGATCCTTGTGGGACTATTCTATTAAATCCCTTGAGGGTTTCATATATTTCCTCGGCGAAAAGAGGATTATCATATTTTAATTCAATTCTTGCTAACTCCTTGGCGATTCTCCAGTGCATATCATCTGGAGTGAGTTCATAATAACCATTTTCATCTTTTAAACAATATTTTTTAGCCCAAACATCTGCTGCTAATTCATCTCCTTTAAAATATTCTGTGGTAGCTTTTATTACCTCTTCTTTTGTATACCTCGTATACGATTTTCCTGGTAGTTGTATCATAGGATTATTTATTTATTCTAATTTATTTTTTCATTGTGTGTTCGTCCTATGTCATTCAACCTGTATTCACCTCCATTTCTTCAGACTTCAATTTTCTCTGCTTAGCTAATTCGACAAGTCTGAGACGATTTTTTTCTTCTTGTGTTAATTCTGGATCATTAGGTTGTTTCAATGGTACATCATTTGGGTCATTAGATCCCGTCCATCCTGGATACCCTGGCAGTCCTGAATTATCTCCCTTTATTGGGTCATCATCTTTAAGTTCAATGGCTCCAAACTCATCAATTACCTCTTGTGTTTGTTCAATTTCATGAGATTGATTGAGAGCTGCGATTCTATTTTCTAATATTTTATCTACTTGTGCTTCAAGTTTACGCTCATCCTTTTCGACTGCAGCTTTATAAACGGTAGACGCTCTTTCTCTTTTTCTTTCAGCTATTTGTTCTTCATGACCGAGAAGTGTGTTTTGTGTATCTGTATCAATATCAAGATATTCATTATTGAACTTGCAATTCATAAATACCACACCGTCTTTACCGATACGGCTTTTAAGTAATGTAACTGTTGCTAAATTATTATCTTTCTGTTCAAGAGTCTTACCTACTGATATTACAATATGTCCGATCTGAGCCTTCTTAATTGATCCTCCTATCTGATCGGTTGTAACAACTTCGGATGATAAACTTTCACGATTACCTTGTGTGGCGACCCATATAGCTATATTGAATTCGTCTTTCATTGACTCAATACTTCTCATAATTGCCCCCTCACCTTTCCATTCATCACCGTCCATATTTCTTTCGCTAGAGATACAATCAACATAGTCAATAA